GGTGCGGTGTGATTGGGAAGTCGAGATAAGCAGACCATAAGCCCGCAATTCTTTTGTGGTTATAGTATGGATGTCCATAGACACTTCCGCGCTGTTGGATCGTAGTAATGACCTCATCAAACAGGCTTTCAGTTTTTGTCATAATCAAATACCTGATCTCGCTTGGCATCTGTAATTCTGCGGTGCATATCAAAGCCGTCTTTACGACCTTTCCAATATCCTGATTGGAATGCGTTGTCTTTGATTGTTGAGTAAATGCCCCAAGCAATGAAATAGCCCAGAATGCAATAAAGCACTATCCAAGCTGCTGTTGTTTCTATCATGTCGCTCCCTTACATATCCACAGCATCTCTGTGAATACATAAAGTATGACTTAAAGCAATGACCTTTGGTTAATTACTTTCGGCGTGTTTTATAACGATTAGATAACGCCAATATCCTCAAATTCATCGATATGATCATCAATCGAACGATCCCGATAGTCGGTTTCAAGCCCCATACGACTTTCCAAGAGCTGTAAAACTGCCATCTTTATTAATGGGAATAAGAGTTGGTGTCATGTTTTTGCCATCCCAGTCAAGGATTGCGATACCCATCTGCCAATTGGCTAAGCCTTTGGTATAAGAGGCTTTTGCCTTATTCATAAGGTTTCCTACCTCAATGCCATATAAGGGTCTGTAATGCCCTCCTAAGCCCTCTGAAAAGGCACTCATGCCCAACTTATGAGTGTGTCCACAAACAACGCTCTTGCCAGCCTTACGAGCAAGATTTAAGGCAGTTATGCCAGCATTAGGATTTGAGTTGCCCTCATCGCCATGAGCCAAGATCCAGCCCTTTTCGAATTCATAGAATGTCTTATGGAAAGTAATACCTAGATTGTCGAAGTCCATGAACTTTGCATACTGTAATTCTGGGAGGCTGATCAAGCCCGGAACTTTTAAGAGAGTGTTATAAAGGCGATCAGTATGATTACTGCGGACAATATGAGCCTCTTTAGCATTCTCGGTTAATGCCCAAAGGATCTCTTGAGTAGCTGTGCGATCTTCGTCAAGAGTTTGTTGATAAGCCAAAGGTGTTTTTTCAGCCCATCGAGAAATGGTTTGAAAGTCAATCTCATCGCCAACACATAGAACGCTGTCAAACTTCTCGCGTCTTGCAAGTTTAATGACATTCTTAACTGCTGCCTCATGGTGGTATGGAATTTGAAGATCGCTGATAACTAAATATCGCTTAATCGTCATCCTCATCGTCAGTTGGATCTATGGAAGGAATAATCCCGCCATCGCCTACAACCCAATCAGGGAAAGTCTTATGCTCGGTCATTAACCAAAATGCGTGCTCTGGCGTAAATCCTGCTTTGCGAGCTGCTTTATAACATTCGTGCAACGCAATGTAATGCGCATCAATCTTTGTTGGATCAGGAGTTTGGCGAACTACGCGACGATTGATCTTTTTGCGTTTGATAGGTTTTCGTGTGTTCGCCATAAAATAAATTATCGCTTACTGATTAACATAAAGAGATCATCAACACGCGACTCTAATCTGTTTAATTGATCCTTCATGCTTGAGCCACCGTTAGGCTTGAGTTCTTGTAGGTATGACTTAATAACCCAGCGCAGACCCACTAATAAACTTGTTGCGATGGCGCAAAGACCAACGCTTAATCCAACCCATTCGTTCGGTGTCATTTCGCATTAACGCCGTAATCAGCCTCTGTGCCTGAACTTGGATCAATTGCTTTAGCAAGAGGTGCAATTAACGCACCAGCAAGAATTGCTAACTCTGGTCTGATATCAGCAACGATTGCTAATAAGACTGTGATACCACTAGCTGCAACAGCTCTTAGATATGACTTGATTGCTGCCTTATGTTTGTTGGTCAGTTTCATTACTTGCCTCCTAGTAGTGGGATATTGAAGAACTCGCCTGTTTGATTTGGTTTGAATGAAATATGAATATGTTTGTGATGTGGGTTTATGCCACGATATTTGATGAACTTCCAAAATGATTTAGCACTAGCAATTTTGCCAGCGTGGATCACATACAAAATGCGCTTATCTTTTTTTGCTGTAAGTCGAATTTGATCTGCCAGATCGAAACTAATTCCTTCTTGGTCAGAAAGGCGAGCGTCAATGTCAATGGCACATACCTCACCCTTTTCATTTGGGTTATGCTGACTGACTCTGGCTGAATGACGAGCATCACCAATCCACCCATCGCTGGCACGCTTGCGATCAGGGAAGCAGTCATCGGTTTGCTCTCTTAACTGAACAGCAGCTTTAGATAACCAAGCCTTCATTAGCCAAGTAACAATTTGAGTTCATCGGCAGTTAAACCAAGACGAGCTGCAATTGCTTGTTTTTCTTCTGATTTTAATTTTTCTTCTGCTTGCCTTTTGGTTGCAGCAACAACATCGGCTTCATACGCAGCTAATTCATCGTCATTCATTTCGCGATCAATAACTTCATCTGTTTGAGTGTTGTGAATTCTTACCATTGGTCTTGTTGATTTTGCCATATTATTTCACCCCGTATAAATAGACTGTACCGCTCAAAGTTGCACCGGCACCGATTTGAATACTTGTTATTGCTGTGGTGCTGTTAAATGCGCCGTGTTCATACATACCACGAACAAATCCGCCAACTACTGATCTAACAAAGGAAAAAGTTTGTTTAGATTCTGTTTCGGCGTATCTAAAAATAGTTAGATTAGTATAATTTTGGGTGTTCCAAGCAGTATTACTATCAGACTGACCTATATCACCACCGTTAACATCTGCATAACTAAATGAACCGCCAGCCTCTAAGTAATTTCTATAACTGCTGTAATCACCAACAGTAGAATTGCTATTAAATCTCAATGAGATACCAGTAGCAGAGGCAGTTATAATGTTTCCAATAAGAAATAAATCTTTGTAACCTTGATCAATTGATGTAATGCTGGTCGATGTTCCAGATAAAGTTGTTGTTGATAATAAAGTTTTGCCACCAGCTGATAAAGTAGCCCAAGAAGGCACACCGCTTGCAACAGTTAAAACTTGACCAGTTGATCCAATTCCAAGTCTTGTTTTAACATTTGCAGTTGATGAACGATAAGCAATATCGCCAAGAGTTGTTTCAGGATTTAAGTTTTTAGTTGTTGTATCAACAGATGATCCAAGCGTGCGAATAGCAGCTGCGCCATCTTTAACCAGAGCGGTGTCGTCTGGTGTTGTCCATCCATAGTTAGTAGTGGTTGCCATTTTGTCCTATTCTCAGGATACGATTGTAGCGTATTCCCATGTCAATGTTGCGCTTAAAGTGTTCCATGCCTCGCCAATTGGCACAGTATTCCATCTCATCGAAAATTGGCTAAATGCCACAGGCGATAAGTTTATTGTCAGGAATAATTCGTTGAACCTAGTGCTCCATGACCAACCCTCAACATATCCTTCAAACTCACCTGTTGAAATTTGAGCAGGTAGGTTTTGAATGTTTAGGGGTTGCCCCATGAATACGCCAAGCAGATTATCCCGATCACTATTATCAATCTCTGGATTTGTGATTGGAAAGGTAATGCTTTGGAATGCTGGTTGTGGGAATGCTCTTTGAGCAATATAGCGATCTGCCACAGATTGAGCATCTACAGCTGAATGCAGGACTGATTGGATGCTTTCGGCTTTGTAGCCATAAGTTGCAATTGATGTTGCTGAGGTTGCTGTTTTCTGAGATCCATAGTTATTACCATAATTAATATACACATCATTTCGAATATCACCTGATCGAGTGATTGTGCTTAATCCTTGACCTAATGCATGGCGAGCATCAAGATCAACATATCCATTGGCTAGGAGATAAGTCTGACGATGATCTGCATCTGCGTATCCTATGTTTCCTTCATTATCCTCATATAAATATCCAAATGCTGAGTTTGCTATAAGTTGAGCAATGTTAAAAACAGTATCTGCTTCAGCTGCTCTATTTTCCATTGTGTATAAGCCCGGCTGATCAATTTCACCAAGTCCTTGATTTAACGCATTAGCCCATGTTTCAGTTGCATTATAACCTGACCATGTTGTGGCTGCTGGAACATCATTCCAAGTTCCACTTAATACACTAGACAATAAAGTATAAATTTGGTTGCCATCTTCATCTTGTGCAAGTGTTCCTGCATATAATTCTTTTGCTAATTTAACAAGTGATCCCATTGCAAGAACTGTGTATTGAACAACAGTTGCAATTGATCCAGTAGCACCAACGCTCACAGTAAGATCAGTTATATCCCCACCAAACACATTGACATAAGTTCCTGATGTGTTCTTGACTTGCAAACTTAGACTGTCATTAATGTCAAATGGCAATGTTTGAGCATTTAATGCAACAAATGTAATTTGCAAATAAGATGGATTTGGTTGCTGGTAAATATCTATTCGACCAGCCTGATGCTGAATATCACTTATTGCAATGTTTGTGTATTCAGTTCCTGCAACTGTGAGTTTCCAAACTGGTGACCAAGCAGTCATTATCTACCTACTGTTGTTCCGACTAACAATCCCTGTGATCTTGCTGCGCTTTGATTAAGCACACTTGCCACAGCTCTTGCAGCACCTTCGCCATCAATAGCATTCACAGTTATATTTGTAACTCCACCGCCTGTTGTATATCCGCCATTAGGTAATGATGAACGATTTGTTTGTCCTAACATTGAACCAGTCAATGATGGATTTGGAATATAGCCAACATCAGCTCCGGGTTTAATGATATTTACAAGCCTTATTGCTTGATTTGCAAACTCAACTAGTAAGCCAATTGCTTCTCTAATAAATGTAATAAATCCAGAGATTATTCCAGCAACAACTCTGATTGTATTTCCAAAACTTGCAGCACCCTTTTGGCTTTCATTAAGAGCAGCATTTAGTCCTTCATCACCTGTAAGTCCTGCAATGAATGCGTTTAATGTTGGAACGCCAACATTGTTTAAGAATGTAATAAACTTCTCGACCTGTGGAAGCAAAGCAGTTCCTAGACTTTCCTTTGCTTCATCAAATCCAACTTTTAAGCGATCAATCTTGCCTTGAAAGGTTTCTGCGTTTGCAGCTGCTGCGCCACCATAAAGTTCTGATAATTTAGCCTGAACCTCTGTGAAAGACAATGTTGAAAGTTCGGCTTTAGATAATCCAAGCCCTAACCTACCAAGAGCAGTTGTGTTGCCATCCTGAGCACGACCCAACGCGTTTGCAACTGTTTCTAATTCGATCCCTTTACCTTTAGAGATATCTAACGCAAGGCTTAATAATCTTTGTGCTTCACCAGTATCTTTTGTAGAAACTGCCAACCTCTGCATGGCTGGACGAAGGGAGTCATCTGCAACGCCTGTGGCTAAAGATGTCTTAAGAATGAAATCTTCTGTTGCCTTAATTTGACCTTCTGTTGCACCTGTGGCAGTCCTTAAAGCATTGGCTAATCTAAGTTGTGCAGCCTCATCCTCTATTGCAGCCTTGACCCCATCAACGGCTAATTTAGTGCCATAGGCAACGGCAGCAGCAGCAGCAACTGCGAATGCAGCAGCAGCCTTCTTTCCAAATGCTGAAATCTTTTCGCTGTTAGTTTCAACGGCATTGTCAGCTTCGCCTAACTTCTTTTTTAAGTCATCAACATCAGCAAGGATTGATAACTTTAAGGTGCGATTACCAGTAGCCATTAGACCCATTCCTTAATAATGCGATCAAAACTTTCTTCCCATTTTTTAATCAATTCAGGCTGAATTCTGCGAAGGGTTGGATAAATGAACCATCCGCGAGATCCACGACCTTGCCTTCCAGAATATGTAGGGAACTGTTTGAATTTATTTGAACCAAACTCAACGCCACCCCATAGCGATTGCGTAGTAGCACCACCTGAAAATTTTTGTCGTGCGAAACCATAACTGAATGTTCCAAGTTTGGCTGCTTGTGTTTTTGTTGATTTTGAAACACTAACGCCGTCTGCAATTCTTTGCGAAACTTTGCCTGATTTTGTTCTTGTTCTAGCAGCCGTTTTAATTTCCTCAGCTGCAAAATTTGCCAAAGCAACAGACTGAATTGCCACCTGATTACTTGCTTCCTCGTCAATAAGTTTGAAGGCTTTTTTAATATCGCGCAAGTCTTTTTGGCTATATGCAATGGTTTCACTTGCCATACCTCGCCTCCAATACTTCGATCGCTGTCAATATGTCGTCTGCATCAACCCATTCACTCATTGGTATCTTTGTGGCTATTGCCAACTCAACCAATAATCTGCTTAGGCTTCCTGCTGGATGACTTTTGGGTCTGCATCACCGACTATTACATCGGCAATAGTTTCCATCCAAGCCTCAAATGGTTTAACTGGTTTTCCAGCAGCTTCACGCTTATGTGCGTTGTATGCTAAAAACATCAGATCCCACATGCCAAGTTTTTCTTTTGCTTGGCTAATAGTATGACCAGTTGATTTTTCCCACTTAGCCCACTCAGGCGGTTGGGCAATGTATGTTGCTTGCTCGCCTGAGTTATATTCAATTGTGATTGGTAACTTCATTTGTTTGCTCCCGTTTCTATTTCTTAACTAAATGTTTCTACTACTGTTCCACCTGTAACTGTGAAAGTAAAATCAACAGTTTGTGCATCAGTTCCTGCTCCTCCAGCTGTTGGAAATTCAGGCTTTACTGGGAACACAAATACTGCTCCAGTTGCAGCTGTAAGTGAAATTGAAATGTCTGTATCTGGTGCGCTTTCTGCTGCTGCCCATAGAGCCTCACAAACAGAACTTGTCTTGCCCCAATCAGCTAACATTGATAAAGCAAATGTTCCTGTAGTTCTAACTGTTTTGTAAGCTGTTCCATCAAGTGTTTCGTATTCTTGACGATCATTAACTTTTGTTAATACTGCGCTAGTCGCTTGCGCTTCGATGTCTGTTCCACCTGTGAAAGACAACGAAATATCGCGACCTGTGATTACTGTGGTTGCCATGATTTCTCCTTATATTGTTTGCGTGTAGTAGGTAGATACTCGAACATCTGCGATAAGCAGCGTTGATGCACCAACTTGGGTAACTGTCGGTCTTTCAACCGAGCTGACAATATATCCAACTGGAATTACTGCCAGAACACTTATGACTAGCTGCTCGATATTGTCGAGGGATGCAGGATTGCTGTTATATGCAACTGCAACTGAAATTGTAAAGTTAATCTTTGCTCGGATATTTGTTTTGCTGATTGTTTCAAATTCTAGGTATGGGCTGTCTGGAACAACTACCACAGCTGGTGGAATAACTGTTTCAGGAACAAATGAATAAACATTTCCTGCAACGCTAGATAAGGCAGTTGCTAAAGGTGTTCTAATCTGTTCAAGAATTGTTTGGTTAGGCATTTATTGAGCCATGCTTTCGGTGTCCATGTAACTGCCTAATAATCCAACGCAAGTATTAAATAATGATCGACCCATTTTGAAAGGCGTGCTAGTAAAATCTACCCCTTCTATTTGTCCTCCGCTGGAAAGTCTTGCTTGAAATACATTTACTGAAACTGTATAGACGGCTGATTGAACAGCTGCATTTCCAACATAAGTTGATGCTCCAGATAAAGTGGCAGTTCCACTTGGAATAACATTTCTTTCGTTGATGTCGGCATTTGTGATTGCAGCCGAGAAGGTATATGCGCCAAGATTGTCTGCAAGTATTGTTCTTGTTCCGTTGTAAGGTGTTCCGCATCCTGTGATAACAACTGATTGTCCTTCGGTAAATTCATGAATTCCTAGTGTCGTAAATGTAGCAACATTGTCTGACAATGAAGTTGCTTGGATAGGTGCTTTGTATGTAACAAGCATTGGCAGAATAACTGTTTCTGCTGTGTCGATAATTTGATTTAAGTAAGCATCTGAATACAAGGATGATGACACACCAAGCACAGAGCGCAATTCGCTTGCGGTAATTATGGTTGGCATGTCATCTCCTTTAAGTCTCCCATTTATAGCTGCCTACCAGCGGGAGCACCAGTAGGCATTAAGGGCTTACTTAGTTCTTGTTGAACCAAACTCCGCCACCAGCAAGTTTTACTGCTAGTGCGCCATAGCCATAATAAGCAACAGATACTTGACCTGTAGCTGTAATGTCTGAACGAAGTTGTAAGCGTGGGCTCTCATACCATGTGAATGCATCTGGATTTACTACGATCATTGACTGATCACCAGTTGTGTAGCCATCAAGTGAGCGAGAAACATAAAGATCCAAGCCAGCAACATTTCCACGAAGGCTCTGAGCTGAAACTGCTCCGCCTGCATTTTGAGGTTGGGAAGCATTGTAGATTGGGCGACCTCCATCGTTGTAGCCCATGATGTTGCCCCATTGAGTGCTGTTAACAATTAAGTTACGAGCAAATCCAAGTGAGCCAGAATAAACTGATGCAGCAGCACCTGAAACATAAGATAGAAGTCCAGCAGCTGTGTTATCGGCTGTTGCTGTTAATAATGCGCAAGATGATCCTAGAACTCCTGCAACATAAGCATCAGTTGTCTTTGCATAAGCATATTCCATTTGACGAACTAACTCATCAAAGAATGCTGGTGATGAACGATCAAGAAGTTCAACTGAGAATGTTTGTCCGCCAGCGAATTTCTTAACATCAACTGAAACGAATGAAGCTGCTTGATCGGTTGTATCGATCGCTGCTGCCTCTGCCTCAAGTGTTACTGTTGGAGCAGTTGTAATTTTAGGAATTTCGAATGTCATTCCTGATGCTGGAAGCACTCCGCGAGATAGTGCGTCAATTAAACCACGATCAGCATTTGAAATGCCGTTGATGATTTCAGTTGATTGTGGAGTTGGGA